CACCCCGATGGTAAATTGCAGATTGGTGATAAAACAGGGATACGCGTTGCCTTTGCGGTCTGACACAATTGCAGGATCCCCGGCCTCTATGGACGGGTCACCCAAACAGGTCACAGACAGCGGCCGGAAGCGCATACCAGCTATTTTTTTGTATAGGGCCGATGCAACCCCTTCGCCTTCCCCGTCCAGGATGAGGGGATTGCTCTCCAGCTGCAGGACATAACCTTCTGTACCTGCTAAGGTTTCCGCGCCCTCCGCATCGGTAGCGCAGATACCGGTTATGACTACATCGTCTGTACAGATTTCCTGGCTTTTCAGGTTGTATATATGGTGCCAGTTTTTCAGCTCATCAAAAGCCCCGCCGTCGGCTTCGTCCCCTGTCGTGTAATCCGCAAAGTCTCCGCCGTCGGCATTGTCCCCGCTGATGTATCGGTCCTGATCACTCCTGTCAAAATACTGGCCGTCTAAGCCGTCCAGCGGCGTAAACAGGTCTGTCTTATACCATGCAAGTCTTAGGGCTCCGGTCGTATCGCAGCGGGCATAATAGCCGCCAATTTGAGCCACGTAGGCAACTACCTCCCGGAAGGTTAGTGCTTCATCCTCCGGGCGCTGCCGGACAATATACCCCTGCTGGTCAAATTGCGACGTCGCAAGGGTAACGCCGCATACCTGGCAGGCATCACGCAGGATCTGTGCCAGTGTGGCCGGATACTGCAGTGTACTTTCGGAGTATGGACGGTCAAACTTTTCCAGGTTGTCGAGGGCTGATATGTTTACCAGCATGCCCGTAGCCTTCGCTGCGTCCACCGTAAACACACCCTTATTCATCCACTCCGTCCGGTCGTCGGATAGAACCATTCCAACCGACGGACGTATGACCGCGCCCTCGAAGTCGTACAAAGAAAATTTGTCGTCGAAGTTGTTTAAGGTGAATTTACACTGGCCTATCACCGCCGCCCCGACGTCAAATGATCCACTGCCGGATGTCCCGTCATCGATCCGGAATGTGTTTTGCATGACATCCTCGCCCGTCAGTTCCAGTTCCGTGCCATCAGCCAGTACAAGGCGGATTCTAGTGTCAAATTTTCCGCCGCTATTTCCCATAATGTACTTATACTCGTTGCTTACATTGATCATTATGTCACCTTTCGATAATGTCGAAGGACACAGAAGTATACAGTTTAGTGTTCTGCATCCATGTTTTTACGGGGGCCGACCGGTCACCACAGTAAAACTCCCTCGTCTCCTCCCTACCGCTTATTGCATCAGGATAGGTGACAAAAAAGTACTCCGGATTAAACGCTTGCAATATTGCAGACGTCTGCTCCGGAGTTGTTCCGTTCCAGGCCAGTGAGAGTTTTCTTTTCTGGCTCGTGCGGAACTTATACATCTTATCGTCCTGCACGACGCGCCCAGCCTCTTCCGAGGATATGTCTTGCAGCCCCCAGGTATAGACAGAGGGTGTTCTTATCTTTACTCCATCAACTTTTAACATCTGCTCTCCTTATAGCTGCTTAACCACCTTGTAACGTCTGTCGCTGCTTTTGCGGCCCTTTTCGACAATCTTGTAAAGCGTTTCACTGTCGGCTAAAATAGTAAGCTCTATCGTCGGGGCCTCGCTGCCCTTACTGTTCATCAGTGCGGCAGCAACTGCGTCATATACACCTCTGCTGACAGAATCAACAATCTGGTTATTATTCATGACGCCGGACTGACCACCAAACGATCCGACCAGTTCCGGCCCGGCTTCATTCGCCACAAACAATTGTCCAGTCCCGACCACGCCGCCCCTTGCAAGTTTTGGGATCTGTGGCACACCGATAGACGGCAGCCAGCCGAAAGGTGCCCCAATGAGGGGCAGTGATAAACTCCTGAGCTTATCCAGTGCGCTGTTTATCCCGTTAAAAGGCAGCGCTATAACTTTGTTAAGGCCGTCTATGATTGCATTGATGACAGTCTTCAGGGCGCTTAGAATGCCGTCCTTAATGCCGTCAAATATTTTTCCACCTACTGAAAAGACTTTCTTAACAGCCTCCCAAGCCTTGGAAAAGATACTTCCAAACCACGTTGCGACGCTGGAAAATGTGCTCTTAATGCCCTCCCAGATTCCTTTGAAAAAATCACCGACACTTTTAAATGCTCCTTTGACTCCATCTACCGCAGCAGTGAATTTCTCACCAAACCACGTACCAACGGATGCGAACACTTCCTTGATCGCTGTCCATTTCCCTGAAAACCATTCACCAATGGACGCAAAGGCAGCGCATACGGACTCTTTTGCCGCCGTAAATTTCTCGCCAAACCATGCTCCGACTTCGGAAAATATCTCGACGATTTTTTCCCAGATAGCGGTGAAGAGGTCAATAACACCCTGTACAAAGGCTGCAATCCCATTGATCAGGCCTTGTATGATACAGCCGCCAATCTCCGCAAACACGGTAGACGGCGAGTGTATACCGAGCATTGACTTAATGCCGTCTATGATCGGCTGCACAAGGTTATCCCACAGCCAGGAGAAAATACCAACTACGGCGTCTGCTATGCCCTTTAGGAGGCCTAAAACGATGTTACCGCCGCATTCCTCAATTCTCGCAGAAAAGAAATCTCCGATTGAATTTACGCAATCCTCAATAAAGCCCCAGAGCAGATTCGCCAGTCCTCCGATAGCCTGCCCTATGATAAAAGCGAGATCCCGGATAATTCCAGCCCAGTCTATATTGGCCAGAAAATCCGATACTGCCTTCCCGATTTCATACCAGTTTATCTCCGCAAGCGCCGTTTTGATAAAGGACAAAATCCCCTTTATTCCGTCGCTTAGTGCTTTACCGGCTTTTGCCCAGTCAACGGTTGTTATCCATCCATTAATGGCGGACGACAAAGCGCTGCCAAGACCTGACCAATCAAACTCTGTGACGAATGTATACAGACCGCCGAGAATTGTATTGATTTTTTCGGCAAACGACTTCCCTATCAGCCCCCAGTCCATATTTTGGATGATGGTGCTCAGTGTGCCCGTTATCCCGCTGACAATGTTGTTGACAGAAGTCTTAATTGCCTCCCAGTCTAAGGCATTCAGCGCACCGTTGACGCCGCCGCTGACGGCATTTCCGAGGGATCCCCAGTCAAATGTCGTAGCAAATGTATTTGCCGTACGAAATGCGGTATTGATCCCCTGGGACAGGGTACCGCCCACCAGAGCCCAATCTGTCGCCCCGATAAAGCCATTTAAAAATGTCGCCATGCTCTTAGCAATCTTGTCGAGTGTTGACTGGATCTTATCCCAATTAATGCCGGACAGGGCCTGGTTCAACTTGTTTCCGATCATCTCGCCGATCTCGGTAAAGTCTGCCAGTCTCCAGGCTTCCTTTATCTTCTCAGCCAGGTCTGCGAATCGGCTGCCAATCTCGACCGTTTCAAACATGTCATCAATCGCGACCGCCCCGGCAGATCCAGAACCTGAATTGGAATCCGTTTTACTGTCGCGCTTGTTGATCTGGTCGAACCCCATAATGGCGTTCCTATACTTCTCCGTGGCGTCAGCGGCATCCTTTGCAGCGCCGGAAGAATTTGCCAGGCTTGCCGCATAGTCTTCATTAACCTTTGTGGCAGTGACGAAGGTTTTTTGTCCTGTCAAAGCCGCGAATAACTGACCAATCGCAGTGAGTGCCTGCGATATGTACCCGATCAGGGTAGCAAGGATTGGCGCAACCACGTTCAGGATCGGTGCAAACGCTGTAGCAAAGCTGTTTTTAAGTTGGGTTAACGAGGACTTGAGCAGTGACAGAGACTGATTTGTACGATCCGAATACTGAGCAAGATTCTCGAAGCCCGACTTTATACCCGCTATGACCGCTTTTAAGGCCATTCTGATTACGAGCAGTTTAAACATGTTTCCAAGCTTAAAAATACCACCACACAATTTATTTGCCGCGCCATTTGTCCCGCGCAGTGATCGGCTCGCCCGATTGCCCCCGGATGCCGTATCTTTTAACTTTTTGATCAGAGCGCCAAACAGGCCGGAAGTCTTTTTGACGACGGCTCCGACCCCATTAAGGACGGCTTTAAGCCCCTTAAACGCAGCCGACGCTATGTAGGCGCTCTCACGAAATGCCCGGCCAATAACCGGGATCCCCTGGATGAAACTTGTCACGCTGGCTCTTGCAGATGACATTGCGCTTCTGACCCCCGCAGCTGCCTGCTGGGCGCTTGCAACCGCGGCCTGCGCATAACTTCCATTGCCTGCCGCAGAGGTCGCATATTGCGTATCTCTGCCGGACGCGCTAAGGCCATCCATTTGGCGCTGGTAGTATTCAATTTCTGCCGCTGCCCTGCGGATAGCTTCTTCGTTGCGATTCCACTCAGCTGTCGTTCGCGTAACACTCCCGGTTCCATTGGCATCCATCTCAGCTAATTCAGACCGGTAATGTTCAAGGGCGTTGCTTAACTCGTCAATATCGTACTGCATTCGCTGGTATGCATTGCTGCGCCTGCTCCCACCGGTATCCATAAAACGTTCCTGCCGGGCTTGCAGGGATGCAAGTTTTCTTTCCGTGGTCTCTATGTCAGAGGCCACCATTTTATATTCGTCAGATGCAACCGTCTCAGTGTTGCCGACACTTCTTAAAATTTCTTTATTCCGTGTTAACCGCTCAAGCTGCGCGTTCGCTTTTTCGTAGCCGCTGACAGCATCCCGGTATTCGTCTGTAAAAACCGTGACGCCTGCCGCCAGTTTTGCTTCACGGGCGTATTCCCGTGCGCTGGCGGTAAGCGTCCGGAAAAAGTTATTTCTCGCGGCATCCCCGCCTTCATTGCCAAAATCGTTTCCAGCATTAGAATCGTTTATGGAATTCATCGTGTCCCGGAATCCTCCAGCCGCCGACGTGGCATCTCTAACGCCGCCGGCAACTCCTTCATAACCCCGCAGCATTGCCTCCGCCTGCCTGTTCATCTCGCTGGTGGCCTCAGCGCCTATTCTTCGTGCCCTCGCCATCTCGGTTCGGAAAGGCTTCGTGACCGCCTCGATTATGACCTGCAATCTCTGCAATGTTGTTCCATTTTCGCTCATCCTTCCACCTCCTCCCTTTAAAGAATAATGTGACACCTACTCTTCGGCAGATGCCTTAAATTGTGCGTTGTGACGCATCGCGTATGCCCTGCGCCTTTCCTTGTAAGACTCCCACTGCTCTTGCTGTTCGGCCTCCGTGGCTTTCCTCTCTTCTTCTGCGAAAAGCTTCGGAAAGATGTCCCACTGCTTTGATATTCGGACGTTCTTGTTCCACACGGAGGCATATTGCTCGCCAATCAAACGGGCCTGTAAAAAAGCCATATTTATATCGGCCTTCTTCTCTTCTAATAGCCGCCGCTGACGGCTTTCTACCAGGGCCACGACCTCCGGGATCGTGGAGGACCAAAAGGTATCAATTGCTATATCACAATCGACCGCCTGGTAGTAGAGCCGCTGAATGATCTCGGTTACAGATCCTCCCGCATCACCTCTATCCGGGCATCCAGATCCTCCCTCTGGCTCTGCGTAAAAAAACCAGATACGGACAGTGTTGGCATAACCACATCGGTGAACAGAGAAAGCAAACTTCCACCCTCCTCCACATACTGGTCAAACATCGTCTGCACCTGGCTAAACTTAATACCATGATGCCAGCGTTTTACCGCCGTCTGTACAACAGTAAGCATAACGCCCAGGGCAGGAATATCTCCCGCCATCATGACATTAAACAGGCCGCGGCCCCATTTTTCCTCCAGCTGGCAAATATCAGCGGTGGTCAGTTTTAACTTATAATCCTCACCACCCACCGCCCAGTAAGCAAAAGCGCGGGGTTTCTGTTTCAATTCCACAACCTTTTCGGTTTCAATCTTTTCGGGCACTTCTTCGTCTATTCCAAATGTTCCCATTTCTCAACGCCTCCTTATACCGGGTCCACAAACGTAATGTTGCTCTGTAATGACATGGCCAGTTCAAATTCAATTACGCCATTCACAGCGCCGCCGGTACGCTTAACGGACACTTGCGCGTCATATCGTGACTTTGTTCCGTCCTTTAAGGTCTCCTCAAAGGACAACGTTTTTCCGTCCGCCTGCGCCTGCCGCATCACACGGTATGGGCTGGTGGCCTCTGTGTTATCGTAGATAAATTTGTAAGTCATGTCCCCCGCATCGCCAATTCCATTTTCATACTGCTTTACCTCTGCGTCCAGCGGGGTGTTTTCAACCTTTTCTGGTTCTGTTCCCATATCAGGGATCTCTTTCAGTCCCTTCAAAATGATATACGTGCTGCCTCCGCTCGCTTCTTTGTAACCCAGTGTTGCTCCATTTGCTAACATATTTATTCCTTTCTTCTACCCTCTGTGGTAGACCTGTTGTGTATTTACGTCAATTATCATTTCGTAGCGCATGACTTTGTGCTTGCGCCCCGAAGGATCGTCAGCATCCTGACACCGGGTCCTCTTTAATCCCAGTCCGGACATAGCCGCGTCAACCGCGACAGCAGTTGCGGATGTACTCCGGTTGTGCCAAATATCAATTCTATATCGGCAATAGGACTTCTGTTCAGCCATGTCTGCGTATTCGTAAACACTATTTTCCTCTTCCATGTATTGGATTGCCAGATCCTCCTCCCAGTTCTTGGGGTAGGAGTCGGTCACGTTTTTTGTGACCTGGCAAAGTGCCACGTACACCTGATCTTTTACGTTTAACATTTTTAATCCCTTTCAAATTGTGCAGAAATCGTGTCCCCCAGGATCTCTGCGGCCTTGTCCTCATTGTTTTTCAGGGCAGGGTACATAAAGGGCTGTGCTGCCTGGCCATTGGACTGATAGAAGCGCCCTTCGGGTGTATCGATATAGAACCATCCATACTTTTCAGCCGTTACCGCGTCTACCTGGCTCTCGTGCATCCACCAGGGCGATTGTGAATATGCCGGGGTAATCGCCGGGGATATTCCTTCATGGCTTGCTTCACCGCGCGGACCCGTACCCATCTCCACGTAGGGCGCATACTCTTTGTTAGTGTAGCAAATCCCGTACACCACATCGTCCCGGACTTCAACCTCTGTATAGATACTCTGCCGCAACTCACCATCGTCAGTCGGGCATAGCTCTTTTGCATGCCCCTGAACAAACTTAATAGACTCACTGACGGCGGCTATTGTATTTTCGACCGATCCGGCGCGTTCCAGTTTGATGAGTCGCCGCGATAGTTCATCCGCTCCCCGAATCATAGCTTTTCGAGCTCCATTCGTAACGGCGTGTAGGGCTTAATTGCTATGATGCGATAATCCGGTTTCACTTGGGGCGCTGCATATAAGCAGATGCCGTCAAGTTCAGATAGGGTCATACCGTCAAAGCAATACAGCACCTTGCCCTTATCATCTACCGTGATGCTGTATGCCCCCTCTACTTTACAGTTACGGATATAATCGAGACGTTGGCCGTATTTCTCGGCCTGCACCTTCCCCCCGGCCGGCCAGACTTCGGCGCGGAAGGGAATCGGGTTAACCCCGTAGTCATCGTATGACCCGCCCTCATTACTCGTTTTTGTAATTCGATTCCGCAGATGGTATGTCCTGACCCGGTCTTGCCTTAGTCTCATACACCACACCCCCTACCCTTGCTAGCCTGTATTGATCCAAAATACTGTAGATACTCTTAGGCATGTCTAAAAACTCGTAGGACTCACCCGCCTCGCTCCTTTTGCATTCGCCCTCTGTACCGCGCCGGTTATAGGCTATCAGAGCCAGATCACAGGCTGCCTTATTAAGCGCCGGAATCATTACCGTGCGATTTGTATAGGATAGCACCTGGGCCTCCGCATCCTCAAGCAAAAGAGAGAGCAACTCCTCGTCACTCTCTCCCGTAAGCACTTTTAAGCGCTCTATGTTACTCACCTGCCATCACATCCTTTAGGACTGCCAGCAGCTCTTCCTTGTTCAGGGAGGCGG